GGTCAATGCGCAGGAGGTACCTTGAGGCACATAGGTCGATGATGGAAGATGGTCCGTTAACTGCGAAGGATTATCTTCTTAAGGCGTTTGTGAAGGCGGAGAAGGTTGAGGGCTGGAAACTCGCGAAGCCAAGGATGATTTTTCCCAGATCTCCTAGGTATAATCTAGCACTCGCCTCTCGGCTGAAGCCCTTTGAGCACTGGCTTTGGAGTAATCTTAAGTCAAGGGCGTTCTCTGGTGTCGGAAACTCGAGGGTGGTGGCGAAGGGTCTCAACCAAGTTGAGAGGGCCAATCTCATTCGACGCAAGATGCGCGAGGTGGGAGAGGCGGTGGTCTTTGAGGTGGATGGTGCCGCCTTCGAAGCGCATGTTGATGTTTGGCAGTTGGTACAAGAACACGCTGTTTACGGAGCCGCCTTCCCTGGTGACAGGGAGTTGTTGAAGCTCTTGAGCAAACAGTTGTCAAACAAGGGTGTCACACAGTGTGGTGTGAAGTTTGGGAGAGACGGCGGGAGAGCGAGCGGCGATGTCAACACTGGCATGGGTAACTCCATTGTCATGTTGGCCGTTGTTTTCGGAACCATGTCCAGTTTCAGCGGGGTTCGCTGGGATGTGTTGGTCGACGGAGACAACGCCTTGCTGTTCGTGGAGCCCACCCGTGCGTCGATCGTGCACGCAAACTTCGCAGCTACTGCCCTTAGGATTTCAGGCCATGAAATGGTCTTGGAGCGTCCTGTCACGTGTGTCGAGGAGGTTAGGTTTGGGCGCTCGGCCCCCATCAGGACAGCACGGGGTTGGAAGATGGTTTGTGACTATACGCGCGTTCTCAGCTGCAGAGCGTCTAGTCACCAGCATCTTCACGAACCCAAGTTCGCTCGCGAATTTCTCCACGGGGTTTCCCTGTGTGAGTCTGTGTTGTCCGATGGTGTGCCGGTTCTGTGGGCCTATGCCAATCACCTGCGAGACCAGACCGCGCTCACCTCTGCACCCAGGCTCGAGCACCTGGGTGAGTTTGAGATGAAGGGTGTGGACCTCTCACGGTTGGGCCTCAGGGCGGCAGAGCCCGATTGGGAATCCCGACAGTCGTTCCATAGGGCATTTGGTGTTTGTCCCCAGGAGCAACTGGAGCTGGAGGCTAGGGTGCGGGAGGCGCGGGTTGGTTACCAGCGCTCTGATCCCGTCCAGTCTTCTCAGTGGTACGGATTCCCTTTCGAGTGATGCTGTCTGTCGTTTGCTCAGTAAGTCGCCTGTGGGCGCACGTAGTGTGACTGTCGTTCCGCAGAAATGCGGCAGGGTAGTTCATGGCGTCGGGTGTTCGGTGGTGAAAGTGTCTGCGGCCTACCTCATGGTTGTATCAGCGCGATGACACACACCCTTGCTACCACTCCGGAGTTGGGTGTTAGCTTGGCCTGGCTGCAGTGTTACCCTCGCGTGGGGGGCCTTGTGCGATTAGTCGCTGGCCCGCCCTTTGGTCCGCACCCCTTTGATGGGGTAGTAGTTGTACCATCGTCGGCTGTCAGAAGGGTATCGGCGGTGATGGCGGCCTTGGGCCCTCTGTTGGGTTGTGAAATCTCCGGGCCTTAGGGCCCTTGGTCTTGGGTTGCGTCTAAGCGCTCATCTTGACCTAGCACATTGGCGTGTGTGGAGTCGCCCAGAGGAATCGCCCTTGGTTGCTGCCACTTAACAGATTTGTCATTTGTCCCGGAGGGTCCGGGGGTGACCCCGGTAGTCGATACCACTGACGATGGGAGGATACTTTTGTAGTTCTGCTTGGCGAAAGGGACCTTTGGGTGTATTGATCAGTTCCGAAAGGACTGGCCTCCTTCTTGTGGCGTGCAGGTGAAACTTCGTGTTGCCTCCAGGGGCTACGGCCTCTGCTGAGGGTTGTTGTCAGGGCCAACCGCCTAACCCCTGACCCTCCACGGTCTCATCACCCGTGGTCGTAGGTAGCGATGCGCGTGGCGGTGGCGTTACATCCGGCCGGCTGGCCCCCGTTATAGGGCAAGCCGTGTTCAGGCGGTG